CATTTTGCAGCAATTTTGAATTTCGCTTACTCAGCTCACAATATTACTCATGTTGGACATTGATTCGAAATTGTCGGAGGAGGATGTGTTGCGTGTGCAAAATGTAAATAGGGTTTTATTACAAAGACATTTGCGCCGTGATGTATACGTAAATTTTTCATTGACCACTAAACAAAATAAGGTTTTGGAGGATGAATACCCGGCCTTTGCCCTGAGGGCCCGGGGGATTCTTCGAAACGTACAACACCCAGTATTGAATGCCTCAAGATCTATTGATGAGGCTGAAATGTGGGGAATGATTCGTTCTAAATTTGGTGACGATGTGAGAGTTACGGACATAGGCGGTAATTATATGCATAATGTGTCTATGAATCGTGGTTCCCATTGTTGTAATCCCATATTGGATCAGAATGATGTTGTTCGTTTACATGGCAGGGGGGATGTCGATGAGTTGGTTGTCAACAACGAGTCGGTGTGCTCCCACACAGTGCAGGTGTGCGATTGTTTGGAACATTCATGTTTCGTCGCATCTCACTCAATTTATTATTTGAACCCTGGGGATATTGCCGGGGTATTAATAAATTCCGGGCTAAATTTCCTATTGGCATCCGTACACATGATATTTGAGGGTTACGGAGTTTTAGGGGAGGATGCTTGGTATGTCAACGATGGGAAAACGGTTCGATTTCATGCAAAGATGAGCGGATCACATTATTCTCACCCATCGATTAATTGGATGGCTGGGGCAGGTATGCACCTCGGCCACCACACATTATGTTGGTCTTTTCTACGAAGAAACAATATTTCTGGAATATTACAGTTTTCCGTGGAAAAAGGACAAATCCCTTTAGGTTTAGGAGTGGCTGATTATAGCATTCCTTTGCCTTTGGCTGTGGATACTGCCACTCTTACTCGAGTGGGGTTGGATTCATTGGTCCAATTAGGGTTAAATTACGTCGGGTTGAATAAAGGGACTTATGTTTATATACCCAGTTCGATGCTTGAAGATCTGCGAATTTGGGCGATGATGCGAACAAGATCCGACGATTTGCTTAAGCAAATGGGTGGGGAAATAAGGAGAATGGCCAAATGGTCGACATTACCGAAAGGACTCCTAGCTGATTCCATGCCCTATATTATTTCTTTCGCATATTATAAATTCCTCCCACATACCACCTTGGCTTTAGACCAAATCATATTAAATATGGAGGTGGTCACTGATTACAATGATGCCCTTAAATTAAAAGCTCCGGAGGTGCCTTTCAAATATTTTGCACCGATTTTATTGGCCGTAATGGGGTCACGAGGGTATTGGTCCCTGTGGAACTGGTTGGGGCCCCAGTGGAGGAAAAACGTTTTTTTGTGTTGTGTTGGGAATGTGGATATATGGCGTTTGGGCCGGGTTCAAATTGTGGAGAAACAGGTGGTTTAAAGCGTATATTGGGGCTTTTCAGTTACCCCGGTTGTCGCCAATCACCGTAGGAGAAATCACCAATTTCCGTGATAGATATGCCACTGGAGAACCCTTTGCCGTTGAGCCCTTTATGGCAAAATTTTTGATAACAAGATTGCCTACCTTTCCTCCGGCCTATTTACCAGGGGAGTTGGAGGCGTTGCCTATTGATTCTGACGCCATATTCGTGATTAATCAAAGATTGCCCGAGGTTCGAACAGATGATTCGGTAGTTCCTTATGGAATAATTAATACCATGTTCGCAATGCCCGGAGCATTCAATCGCAGCCATGAGACCTATGTGGCCATGTGTAAAACACGAATTTTACTTCCTAGGTTGACAGAAGGGCCATCGTTTGATCCAATCTTAATGAATGTTTGGCACTGTTGGCACCGGCGCTGGGATACTCAAATGTTTGGAGAGGCCAATTCTGTGGCCCGTTATGACGTCAATCGTTGGAAGGACACCTATCCGTTGTCAATGCAAAAGATGATTACGGATTCCCAAATCCGGAGTTGGCATGGTGAAGAACAATCGGATTACCATCGTGGGCTTTTTTATAAAAGAGAATTTTATGCCAAATGTTTGCAAGGGGAAGGTTGGACGGGGAAAAGGCCTCGTTGTATACAATCAGGCAAATTTGAGCACCACATTAGGGTTTTGGGGCAGGTGTTGGGGGTGCAATATCATTTGAAAGAGTATCTCCATCCGCGTCGGTTACGCAGGTGGTGTGTGCCTTGTGGTGCTTCTCCGGAGGAAATGGGCGAATGGTTTGATCATGCAAATGGAGACAATGATAAGCACCATGGTAAAGGGGATGATGGAAACTTTGATGTTCGCAACACGGAAATACCACAGCGAATGAACATTGAAACGTGTATGAAACTTTGTCCGGATTTGGAATCTTATAATGCTTTAATAGCGGCCGGTCCCACCACTGGATATTACAAAGATTTCATCAAGGTCATGATGAAGTGGTGGCAGGTGCATAGTGGCGACATTATCACCTATACGGGCAATACCATGTCAAATTTTTCTCGGAAAACCTTTATGAAGGCAGTTTACTTACGGCGGGGGAAATGTTTGTTTTGCGAAGGAAATTGGGATAAATTATACCACCTTGAATGTGCCCGGATTTTTACCGAGGCCTGGAATAGGGAGAAGGATTTCCTGGAGGAGCGAAAGGATTTGGCAATAAATCAAATCAAATTGAAATCTGCACAAGATACGATGGACCATTTGGACGCCTACATGACGGCCTCTGGTGATGATGCAGGTGATATTTCGACTTTACCCCCCCCCCCCCGAAGAATTCCAAACCATGATAAGTTTGAAGTTGGGTTATGAGTATAAGATTAAAATTAATAGTGGGCCTACGGCTCGTTTTGATACTGAATTTTGCTCCGCTTTATGGTGGCCATCATCCCATGGCACTATATTGGGGCCCAAGTTGGGGCGTTGGGTGTTGCGACAGTGCTGGTTTTTAGACCCCCCCACTTATACGGAAATCGGATTACGGGGGATGTTGCGGGGCGATGCATTAGGAAGAGCGCCCCAGGTTACTCACATCCCCTTTTTGCGGGAATATTGGAACAAAATTTTGGAATTAACTGATGGTGTAGTTCCAACCCGTATGGAAAATAAAAGATTCGTTGATTGGGTCCCACAAACGACGCAAGCAACCGATGTCGATGCAACCTGGGAGTTGCTACACCATCGGTATAATTTGCATCGGGAGGACCTGGTGGAATATAATAAATTGTTGTCTTTAATAACTTCACTCCCAGTTATTCACAATTTTCCCCCTTTTTTACAGGCGATAAAGGTCGATAACCTAGACACTTCTGATGATTGGTCGCTTTTTTAAATGTCCTAAGCATGACTTTAAACTGCATTACAACGAATAGTTTCCGTGACCTTGGGCGGTCGTTAAATAAATTACCCCCGATCCGGCCCGGATACGCCGGATGTTGCAAATTGCATAATATGGACCAAGATTCACCCGTACAACACGTGCAATTTGAACATTTTCTTTCCTTGAGCTTAGACGCGGCTTATGGGGAGTTGTTACGAGCGTCAGCGACGCCTTCTCCATTGGATTCTTTCATTACTCTCCCCACGGAACCTTCCAGTCCCGTGGTTTTGGGCGAGGATTTGCCAAAGTCGCCAGAACTTGGTAGCCGTTGGGAGTCCTGTGGTACACAAGATCAGTGTGGCTCGATTCCAATTATCCAACTTGATCCGATCATTCCTTTATTTTATAATGAGAGTGGTCCTTTCGATGTTGAATTGGTTGAGTCATTGACGGCGGCTTTAGCAAACGGTGGAGAGCGGTTGGTGGGTATTGAAGAAAATCCTGGGCCCAAACCGCAGCATGGTAAAGGGAAAAACAAAAACAAAGGGAAAAAGGCCGGTAAAAAGAAACAAAATCGCCCGCGTCCATCACAATCAATACCAGATAATCGTGGCCCATCCTCTAAAGGGTTGGTTCCGGGGTTGTTAGGTGGCATTGGTAGAGCAGCGGGCAGCATGTTTGGATTTGGTGACGCCGGTCAAAAGGTCGGTAATTGGTTGGGTTCCATCACTGGTATGGGGGCTTATAAGGTTCGCAGCAATAGCTTGATGAACTCAGGTGCCCCAACGTTTGGTTCAGGATCAATGCGTATCAAACACCGTGAATACTTGACTGACGTATCCGGGTCGGCAACATTTACAAATTCTTCTTTCCCTATTAATCCGGGTTTATACAATACATTCCCTTTCTTATCTTCCTTGGCTCAAAATTTCCAAGAATACAAATTTCATGGGCTGGTGTTTTATTTCAATTCAACGAGTGCAAATGCACTGAATTCAACTAACACTGCCCTTGGGACCTTGATAATGTCAACGAATTATAATTCCGTTGAGCCAAATTTCACCTCCAAAGTCCAAATGGAGGCCTTTGAATTCTCAAACAGTGGAACGCCATCAATGAGTCAAATACATTGTATTGAATGCGACCCCAGACAAAATGCTTTAGGTGAACTTTATGTTCGCACTGGTAGTTTGGAGTTGAATTCTGATCAACGTTTGTATGATTTGGGCGTTTTCCAATTAGCCACTGTCGGAATGCAAGCCACCGCAAATGTTGGTGAGCTTTGGGTCTCTTATGATGTCACTCTGTACAAACCAAAACTGCCTGATCAATTAGTTGGCAGTGATGTTCAGTATGCGCACCTTAGTGAATTTCCGTTGGGCACGGCTGCCAATGGTACATTCTTTGGCACTGGTGGTGGTGTTGTTTCCACCACCTCAACTTTGCCGGTAGTCACTAGTAATAATACCTTTACTCTTCCTTATGCGGGGAGTTATTTGGTGCTAATGACATCGGCGGGTGCACAAACAGCTGGTATTTCGCTGTCCATCGGCGCAAATATATCAAATGGAAGCAATTTGTTTCAGGATTCTTCGGTGAGTTCCATTACTGCTGTTGCTGGTGGAACCAATTTGACGACTTTTATTTATAATGTGTCGCAGAATGGCATCGGCATCGCTAATAAAATCACTGTAACTTCAGCCACTGGGTTGACTGCTGGTAAAACTGATACATTTATATTTGCTTTTCCCCAATTATACAGCGTTACAAGTCCTTTCCAAATCAAGTTGGAAAACATGGTTCGTCAAATTATTGACAATGACGACATGAAAATGATAAGGGTTGATGACGCTGTTGAAGTTGTTCCCAAACTCAAGCGCTATTGAGCGTTTGGGGTTTCTTAGTTAGCACACCCAAGGGTGGACCGCCTTGACCGGGGTCACGTTGTAGTCCAGTGATTTGTGTGATCACTGTTTTGTTTTTAGACTTTTCTTTGTCCTGCGCAGGGTTTGTATGCGCAGTTTTGTCTCCC